TCATCTGCGTCTTTTCTCCATAGGAATTCATCTGGTGCTTGATTCGAGTAACCTCCAATGTACAACTCTCTGTCCATCTTCTCTCGTGTCTCCGATACGTATTGCTCTAGTAATCCTTCGGTGTTCTCTGGGGGCAAGTGTGTCTTCAGCTTCTTCTCTAGCATTGGTGGCCGCTCAACAATTGGGTCTGCGATCTTCTCCTCATCTGGCAATCCGGCTCTTGTCATGTACATTGGATCTTCACTCTGCAAATTGCGATATCCTCCTCGGGGGTCCTTTGCGAACGGGTCATACCAATTATCAGGATTCACGTAGTCCAAACGGTGCTTTACAGCATCCCAGTTCAAACATGTGGCTGGATCGCCTGCCAAAACCATCTCAACATCTGATGGCGGCAACCCCTGCAATCGTCGGAAGTCTACCAAGTGGTCTGGATCTGGCCTTAGGATCATATGCGGTGCTGTGCATTGCCTCTCGTAATATGCCAACTCCTTGAAGAACGGGTGAATCTCGATCTGGGTGTTAGTTTGTCCATTCAACAGGTAATTGATAACCACTATTACTCGTGGCGACCTAGTGAATATATTGCACAATATGTACAAACCTACAACTCCTATGGCAATACTGTCGATCACAATCACCATCAGTGGTACTGTCAAACCTTGTGTTCCCGAGAAAGTCTCATTCTCCAAGCTATTCAGGAAATCGGCCATATCTGTCCTTGCGCGGCTCGCGTAGCAGGTGTACATACCCTTGAAGTACTCGTCCAACTCCCCTGGACTGGCATTTGGGAAGAAATCAACCAAATCTTGCTTAGTCTTGGGTTGCAGGCGCGTAAAGTGAATCCCGCCATTCCTATAGGTCTGAAACACTGGGATGCACATGAATGTGCCAACCTCTGGGCCAAAACGTCGAGAGCCTATATTGTACCTCTTACTGTACTGACACATGTGCTCACCATTGGTTGGCCAAGCATTCAGAGGCGAGTCCTTATCAGGATCATGATACTTCCCTTGATAGCGGTCGCACATGAATAATGCATACTCGGTCCCTCTGAGCATGAACACAAGATCCAAATACCCAGAAGGGTACTTGTCTTCATCGAAGGCCATTATCGGTGCTCCGGCAGTCTTGGCTAATTGGTTCTCAAAAGTGTCACATCTAGCAGCTGGCTTCCCTCGCTTGGTAATCGGATCAGGCACTTGCATCTCTAGCTTGGCGGATACATCAGTTTTTGCAGCGTTTGTGGCTAGACTGACTTGTACACATGTTGAAAACATGTACCTCTTTAGAATACCCCAGACTGGATGACTCTTGGCACACCCTGGATCTCCTTCGATAAAGGCTAATCGGACTGTTTGCGTGTCATTAGACCTTAGGGCGACTGTTTGCTCCCATTGCTTGATTGTAGCCAGATTCTCGTGATTCT